ATGGCAATAACAGATACATTTTTGCGAACAAATCAGGGCAAAAAACAATCATCGGTTATCGAAAAATCAGATCGTGACGGTTTATGGGTGCGCATTTCTAAAAATGGTGTGGTGTCTTTTTTCTATCGATACCGATTCCTAGGTAAGCAGGATAAGATGACTATTGGGAAATACCCTGCAATGTCACTCAAAGAAGCCAGATCTAAAGTTTTGCACTGGTCAAGAGTTCTAAGTGAGGGGCAAAACCCAAAACTGGTTCAGTCTTTGGAAATTGAAACTATCAATCAGAATAGCTCATTTGAAGACTTATACCGACAGTGGCATGAGATGCATTTTGAAGGGAAGGTAAGTTCAGTGAACGTATTGAGAACTTTTGAAATACACGTATTCCCTAAGTTAGGCAAGTATTCACCTGAGCAGTTAACTACAAAAATATGGGTTTCTTATTTAGATGGAATGTCTAAAAAGTACTCAGAAATCACGAAGCGCATTTTAAATAACTCAGCTGAATGTTATGAGTGGGCTAGAAAGCGGAATATGATAGCTCTAAACCCGCTATTAAATCTTAGCCCTAAAGATTTCGGTGTTAAAAAGGGGCAAGGTTCACGCACGTTAGACGACTCAGAAATTTACTACATTTTAAAAGCTAGCAAAGAATCAAGAATGGAAGAGAAAAACGCTTTGTTTGTGTTTTTATGCCTTTACTATGGTTGTCGTGTTGGTGAGCTTCGATTAGCCAAAAAAAGCGATTTTGACTTCAATAAAATGATATGGGTAGTTCCTGCAGAGAACCACAAGACAGGAGGCTCAACAGGAATGCCATTAATAAGACCAATAATAGAAGACTCTGTTCCTGCTATACAAAGGCTTATCGAGTTAGCTGATAGTGAAGTAATTTTTAACTCAGGAACGGATGTTATATCTTTTAATTTTCACCTATCATTTCCTAAAAATCTTATTCGATACTGCAAAAGAAGTTATGATGTAATCATCCCTCATTTTTCTATGCATGACCTAAGACGTACCGCTAGAACGAATTTCTCAGAATTAACCGCGCCTCATGTCGCAGAAACAATGCTAGGTCATAAATTACCCGGGGTATGGGGTGTTTATGATAAATACAGCTATATGAATGAGATGAGAGAGGCTTATAAAAAGTGGTGGGATAAATTGGAGTTAATAACGAAATTCGCCCCAAGTTAGGGGCGTTATTTTCATTTGCGGCTCGCTTTACTTAGTTCCGAATCTTTCGTTTGCCATTCTAAAACTTTATATTTAAACCATCTATTTTCAGATCCTTGATAGCTACAGTCAGGTTCGGGAAATGGTAATACTGCACGCTTTCTTCTTCTGTCTAGCGTTCTTGAAGAAATTCGTAGATGTTCACATACATCTTTAGTGGTCATATATGCATTATCAAGAGTCACTTACCACCCCCCTTCATATACCCATTCTTCAGTATTGCCGCTGCAATTTCAGCCGGAGTACCTAACCACATAGCATCATCGATAATGGTGTTTAAATTCCCCTTACTGAGATTTTCAACTGTTTTTGGCCATACATCATTTGGCACATGATAGATGACGCAATCAGTTATCTGGCTGGTGGTCATTTGAATGATTTCCTCAGTGGTGAAATTCATTCGTTGATAGCCGGCATTCCAAACAGCATCAGTTACATCACCCGGATCACCACCTGCGTTTTTAATGATACTGACCAGGTTAAAATCAAGCATTGTCATTGCCCACCTCCATTAACCCCTCAAGCCTCACGACTAACTCATACATTTCACTTTTGCATTGACGGGTTTTTGTTAATTCGCCCATGCGATTGTTTATCTGAATCAACTCATCATCAATTTTTACCAGTTCAGCACGTAGTTGTTTACTATTTGGTACGTTCAGGGTTCCGTTTGAAACGGAGGTGTGCTGCTCTGGTATAAGGTGATTTTTCTCACCTTTAAATTCTGGCTTTGTGACAGAATTAAGTGATATCAATTGGTTGTCGAAGGTATTTTCTAAAAAAGGTGATTTCTCCTCTTTAGCTTCAACCCACCGGTAAACTCTTGAGCCGTTTTTTACCTGACTAACCACATTTCCATTTTTGATATCAGTTTTTAAACGCCCGCCAATGTTATTTGCCGAATCTCCAGTTGCTTTAGCTAGTTCTGCGGCAGTCATAGCATGCGTGCTTTGCTGTAAAACCTCTCTTAAGATTTCAATCTTAGGGCGATCATCACTAGACTGACATGAAAGTTTCGAAGCAATAGGGCTCTTATTTGTTTTTGGTTCTGGCTGGTTAGTAAGTTGATACATGCCATTAACCAGTTTTACCGCACCTTTTCGCATTTGATTGGTAATCATTGCATTAACAACTTGGGCGCTTTGATCCATATGCAAAGCAAGCGTATCGATATCACATGGACCTACTTCTTCAAGCGCATCGATAATTAAAGGGTTATTGCTCATCTTTTACCTTCCTTGCGCGTTTTTTCTTTTTGGTGATCGGGATTAATTTTGGTGCAACAATTTGTGGCGCTGGCGGTAGAGGAGGGCATACACCCATCCTGATATAACAGCGTTGTCTGATCCCGTGAATAATTCGAGCCGTCCAATCGCAACCGTCATCCACATAGTGAGTAATCCGAACGATCACATCATCGTAATCGACTATTTCATGCTCAGTGCTATCTTGTTCAATCACTTTTTTGTCTCCTTACAAATGATTTTGTAAGCGCGTAGAACGTGGTTTGCTTTGCCATAAATCGTAGTGACTCGAAAAAAGAAACCGGTAGATAATTCATGAACTGGCGCACGAAGTAGGGCGGTATCAATTAAGCGATTTAGCTTTCTACGTTCGGTAATGAAAGATAAGATTACTATTTTGGCTGTGTTGCCTGTTTCGCTAGCGATATATTCAATTTTCATTAGTCAATCCCCATAATCTGGTCACGTAAAGATTGAGATAATTTGTGGATATCCTTTTCCATGGCCATAGCGATTAAAATGGGCTCACCATATATTTCTGATGTTAAGGCATCCATAGAAAACAACACGGAACGAGAGTCTTCGCTAGGCAATACATCAACGCTACCTCTGCCAAACATTAAATAAGGTAGAGCTAAATAGACGGACGCTATGTAAGGTGTTTTCCCCTCTTTATGTTTACAGTCCAGCAAGTTACTAAGGTCAGGATAACGTTCTTGCATGAGAACTAATTTTGATTTCTCAAATGGCCTAAACTCTTCATCCCGATCCTGACGGTAATAAGTAACAGTATGGCTTCCATCATCATGGATATTGATATCAAGAAACTCCGCCTCCTCAGGTACTGAATATACAAACTGAACAGCAACATCCTGGTCGAACTCTGCGTTATGCTTCATTCTGATCAATGCATGCCCGTTAGTTGCTTCTATGTACTGGTTATTAATGTGAACAACCTTTGTTAGCATGCGCGGATCATCATTTACGGATATCAAAGCTAAAGCAGCGCGGATTAGGTCAGCATCAATATGTGGTAATTTTGCTTTCATTATTTTTCCTCCCAACCAATTGCCTGAAACAATCCCATTTTCGGGTGATACCAGCGAGTACCTCGATTTTCTGCTTCGTTCATCATGTGTTTCATTGCTGCCATGAAGTCAGCCTCATGGATGATAGCCATAGGCCTAGGCATCCCTTCTGGCGTAAGAATGGTTATCTGGTCTTTACGAATGTTGTATTGCTTGGCAAGTGTCTTACACTTATCAATGGTCATGCCTGATTTTGTTTTTGCCAGCGAATAACCGATCCAACCTGCAGGAATAGTGCCTTGCTTAATTTGTTCGACAACTTCATGCACCTGTTCAACTTTTTCCTCTACGCTAGATATGCGGCGTTCACTTTCAAGGTTTGCTAGGGCCATGGCTGCAATTATCTCTGCCTGTGACTTCGGCTTACGACGCTCATTTTCAAGTTCTTTCCAGCGGTCAACTAGTCGAGCAGTAAATTCTGGCGATAATTGAGCAACTACAATAATGCTGTCGCGCTTACCTTCTTCACCTGAAAATAAATAGTGCTGTGGCGTTACCCCGTTCGCCGTTTTAATCCCATTCACCATTGGTGGTTTGGATATAATTCCTTTATCAACTAAGCGCTCGATAGTTCTTTTAACACTATCTTCGCGGCTACCAACTAATTCAGCGATCTCTTTCGAGGTCATTGATGCATTGGTGTTAATTAAATCATTCATAAATAACTCTCCGTCACTTTAACTTTTGCCTTAGATAAACATCTATCTGCTGCTGCCTTGCTTTCCTTTTCTTGATAACTCAAACCGTCCGGGCTGCCGGGAGTTGAAATAGAAAACGCTTGGTTATATTTATCTGCAGCACGGCGATATAATTTCTTTGCTTCTAGCTCTTTTCCTTGGTTCATTAATTGATCAAATTTATTTATTACTTACCGTGCCTCTATTGATGTTTTCCTCCAGTAATTCAGCTTCTTTTTTAAGCTTATATTTCTCACGTGCCTTTTTTGCTCGTTCTGCCAATTCAGTCTCACGAGCAGATAAAGAATGGCGTAATGTATTATGTTCAATTCGATATTCAGCCCATTGGCGAATAGCTTCGCTTTTAGTTAAGTTTTTAGCCTGTCCCCATAATTGAGCTGCTTTTAAATAATCACCTTCACGCTCAGCCTCCGCTGCTTGATTGGCGATGTTTAAATAAGTTAATTTCATTTATTCGCTTCCTTTTGATGTAAATGTTCAGCAATGAGCAAAGTAATATCACTAATGAACTCTTTACCTTCGTCGGTTAGCTTTCCGTGTTTATTGTAAAAGCTATCGTAGACTTTAATTATTTGCTGGTCGGTTGCTCCTGCTTCTTTACGACAGATGTTGTTTTCATATAATTTGATTAACGACTGCTTTAATACCCCAGCATCTAAATCAACTCGGTATTTAATACCATCAACAGTACGCTCGAATGTAGAAGCTTTCTTTTTACTTTTTAGATAATCAAAGATTGCATCAATAAAATGTTTTCTTCTTTTGTCTAATAAAGTTGATTTTTCCATTTTCTTATTCCTGAATTTAGATAAGGGGAACCCCTCAGCATTGACGCTGATTTAAATTTAAATTTGTTTTTTAATTATTTATTGGTTATTGCTTCTTGAAGTCTGCCGTATTTTATTACCGCATCTTCCTTTGCTTCTTCGAATTTGGTGTTTGCTTTCTGCCATTCCTTTTCTAACTGTAAAATATGTTTTTCTTTTTTAAGCTTTTGTTTTAAATCTCGATATATTTCAGCTTGCCTATCGATATACTCTGGCAGCATAGCGCCGCGCTTAAAGGCAGGAGTACCATCAGGCAACTGTGTTTTAATGTCTGGCTCGTTAGTTGGCTTGCCTAGCTTACTAAATTCATCACTAGCAAGGATGTGTGCATATTTATTGATAGCTGCATCTTCAGTGAAATAGCTTTTATTGCATGGCTGAACAAAATAAACCTCACGAGTAATGACCTGAATGTCGTGACCTGTTGTTATTTCTATAGGCTTTGCTTTGTTTGTCATTTTAATTTTCCTTAATAAGAGCGTCTAAACTATTGAGTGTTTTACTTAATGTATTTGCCATTAAATCTAATTGTGCATATAGCGTTGGGGTATCTGGTTCATTTTCGTATATGTCACTTTTAAGTTGATGCAGAGAAAGCTCGACATTATTAATATCCCCAATAGCACCATGTAACTTATTTTCTGATAACTTACTATTTTGATTGGGGGGGGGCAGAACGCCGTTTAATTTCCTCACTAGAATAATAAACATTATCATCTAATGCTTTAGCAATAATGATTGACTCTTGAATCAATAAACCTATTTTACACAGAACATCTTTTGATAAGGGGTCATTGTCACTACATGAAGAATCAAATAATAAGGTGCCAATTGCTCCAACTCCTTCAATTAATGCTTCTGATGTCATTTCGTTACTAATAGAAATTCCACTAAGTTGCTCGATTGAGTAGTTTTTGAAATCGTTTATTTTTATCGTATCGCTAGTTTTCATTTTTACTTCCCAAGATTAATTTTAATTAATGATTTGTGAGCACTAATTACTGATAGTAAAGCTACCGATAAAGTGTTTAGAATGTTTTCATTATCAATAAAGCCTGAGTCTAAAATTAAATTTATAATAGACTCTGCATGGGTTAATTCAGTGTTAGCTGAGTCTCTTAATTGAATGTTGTCATTCACTATTCTTTCTCCAAAATATCATCAATCTCAGTTTCACATTGAGCGATTAATTGATTGGCAATATGTTTTTCGCTGTTATCTCTATTTAAATATTGAGCCGCAATTAAAAACGCTTTCACTCGGTTAAACACATCCATACATTCACTAACTTGTACTTTGGGGGGGCTGTCTTACTCATGTCCATTATCCCGTTGTGCATTTTCTTCAATTAACCAACCGGCTACAGGGTTGGATAGTTCGTAAGCCAATTCAATTAAACTATCGATAACTGGATCGCCTGCAAATTGGCTATTTAACTGGAATAGCACTGCATTCAGTTGGACGCTTTTTTTTGCGGCGGCACTTAATTTAATTTCGTGTGACATGTCACGCTCCTACAGGTGTTTGTGATGCCAGTGATAAAACATAATCACGAACAAGTTGTAATTTTGCTGATTTCAAATCCGTTGCATAAACCTCTTTGCGTTCGGCTTTAGCTTGTGGATCACTACGCTTTACAGCAAAGAAGCAGAACTTAAACAGACCTGTACGGATATCAGGTTTAAGTACGTTGGTATTTGACGCATAATGTATAGTCGGCATTTTTTAAACCTTACTATTGGCGTGAAAAATTAAATGAAGTCATCTCACCTTCACCGTAGCGTAACCAATCAGCACTAACACCTAATATTTGAGCAATTTTCCCGCAGCGGGCAATACCAGATTCTTTTGATTTGCCTGTCACCAGTGCACTAACCGTTCCTTGTGATACACCTATTAAGCCCGCCAAGGTTGCTTGTGTCATTCCAGAATGATCAAGAGCTAAGCGCAAGCGCGAAGCAAAAGAGTTTTGGTGTGATATTTCTGGTTTATCAATTTTGGCTACTTCATTTACTTTTTTTGTAAGCCCTACATAAACCTCTGCCGAATATCGCTTTGCAAGATCAATAATGGCAACACCTATCTCGCTAATTTCTTCATTTGTAGTGCTGGATAAAAGAAGCCCTGCTTCCAACATGATTTCTATGTTATTTAAGGCGTCACAAGGATTTAACGGAAAACCTAAAAAATTGTTCATGTTACCCTCTCTGATTATCGCTTTTCCGATTTTTAGAATATCACTTTTTCATTGTGTGTCAATCGGTTTTCCGATTTATTTTATTTGAATAAAGGAGGGCGGGATGGAAGGCAATAAAAAACCCGCCTTGTCAGCGGGTTTGTGGGGTTTTGATGTGCTATGCGAAGCGTCTTAATTTCATTGGCCAGCTTACTATGACTTTGCCATCAATAAAAAGCTGTTCTTCTTCTGACTCATCAATTTTCCATTCTTTGTAGGCTGGATTATCAGACAAAACAATAAGATAATTTTTTATTTTTTGAAGTCGCTTGATGTGTGATGAACCCCCGAATGTAAATGCATAAACCCCATCACCTTCAAACTTTTTCACTGTCACATCAATAAAAACTAAATCTTCAGGATCTATCGTCCCTTGCATGCTATCACCCTGCGCATTAATTGCTTTCATAGATGATGCAGGTCTGCCACCAAAAATACTTAGTGCAAACTCAGGTTCTAAAGATATAGACCTTATGATGTCTGGAAAGTCAGAGTTATAACTACCAGGTCCACAACTGTACTCTATGTCCATAAGGTCAACAGTATATGAATCATTGGTAGTTAAATTATTATCATTAGTATCTGTAAGGTGTTCTACAGAGTATTGCTCACTTGGTAGCATGGGACCTTCACCAGAAGCTAGCCATTCAGCACGCACGCCCAAAACCTTAGCTATTTCTACAGTTTTTCTTGAGCCGCCAGCTTTGTTGAGTAATTGATTGATACTCGACTGAGCCATGCCCACGGCTTTAGCTAGTGCGAATTGTGTGTAGCCTGCTCTTTGCATAGCAGTATTTAGCCTATCTGAAAAGCTCATTTTTTCCCCTCCGAAACTAAGCATTGATTCTATCGCTTTTCCGATAAAAAGCAATTAAAAATAGGAATATCTATAGACAAACGGTTTTCCGATTTATATCATGTTAAAAATAGGAGAACCGATAATGAAAAATAAGCATATCGAGAAAGCGATTTCTCTAATTGGCAGTCAACAACTACTGGCAAAGAAGTGCGGCAGGGCTCAACCCACTATTTGTGACTGGTTGCACGGGAAAAGTAAGGTTCCAGTTGAGTGTGTCTTGAGAATAGTTTCAGCAACGGGAAATAAGGTTAAGGCACATGAAATTCGCCCTGACTTACCTGATTTGTTTCCTCATCCAGACAGTGGGCTATATGCACCAGATACACAACATACCGATGCCTAAGCATTACTTTCCTGATGACGCTAAGTGGATTCAGGAAATGTTATTGTCACTGTCACCGAGTGCGAGAAATAGGGCGCTGGTGGCTTATTCCGAAGTGTATCAGGAGCATTGGGAGTTAGAGCTAGTTTCATATCGCAAAGACAACAAAGCGAGACATGAAGCGAACTCAAGGTTAAGGCAGTACGTGAGACGTTATTCGAAGGCAATGCAAGGTTATACCTCAGCGCCGTTGTTGGTTGGTCAGTAATTTCATTAAGGGAGTATTCAGGGGTTAAGACGTTTAGCCGTCTAGACTGTTTTCTGGGGAAGAGGGGAAAACTTTCTAGGGGGGTAAGGGGGGTGATCTTTGAAAGGGGTGTTAGGGAAGGCACTGCCAAGGAAGGAGTTAGATCTTAAATATAGATCTCTATAGGGGTTATAAATGCCACCAGCCGTTTAGATGGCTAAATGGTAAATCTTCCAAAGGCTTCGACCTTGGCAGGGTAAATTATTCAAGTGAGGAACGGATGTTAAACATTACACCAAATTTTGCACAGGAACGCGGTTTAGCTATGTTGCGTCAAAACTGGAAGCAAAACCGCACGTTTATGATTTATAGCCCAACAGGGAGCGGTAAGACAGGGCTAGCGGCATTTATCACAAACGGTTACATCAAGCGCAATATGCGAGTTATGTTCTGTGCGCCATACACAAACCTGATCGCCCAAACAGCGGAGCGTTTTCAAGAGTATGGCATACCAATGGAAGAAATCGGATTTGTTTGGGCCAATCATCCCAATTATGACCCAACAAAATTAATCCAAATTGCCTCAGCAGATACGGTTATTCGTCGTGAGTTTCCTGACAACATTGATTTACTCATCATCGACGAGGCCCATTTACGCCGTAAGAAAATACTCGAAGTCATTCGTGATACAGACCTCAAAGTAATAGGGCTTTCTGGAACACCTTTTTCCCCATTTCTTGGTGAATATTACGAAAGGCTGATTAAACCTACGACGATGAAGGAGCTTATTCAGCGTGGGGATCTAAGTAAATACGAATTTTACGCGCCGACAAAACCAGATTTATCAAAAGTGAAATCAGTTCGTAGTGAGGAATTCGGTAGTGATTATAAAGAGGCTGAAATTGCTGAAATTATGTCGGGTGCGGATCTGGTTGGAGATGTGGTCGATAACTGGCTGGCTAATGGTGAAAACCTACCAACAATCTGTTTTTGCGTCACTGTCAGCCATGCAAATTATGTCACTGTTGCTTTTAACCGCTCAGGGGTAAATGCGGAAGTCATTACAGCTGATACGCCACATGATGAACGTCGAGTCATCATTCACCGTTTCGAACAGGGTGCAACCAAGATCATTGTTAATGTCGGAACGCTTGTAGCAGGTTTTGATAGTGATGTTCGTTGCATCATCTACGCAAGGCCAACTAAATCAGAAATTCGCTGGGTTCAGTGCCTTGGTCGCGGATTACGCAAAGCACCAGGCAAAGATAAATGTCTCATATTTGATCATTCCGGTTCTGTCCATCGCTTAGGCTTTCCTGATGATATCGAATATGACGAACTGCCAAACAAAAATGACGGCATGAAAGAGGTTAATAGTTTTCGTGAGCAAGAAAAACGCGAGAAGAAACCGAAAGAATGTACCTCATGCCACTTCATGAAGCCTGCATGTGTTTACGTTTGCCCTAAATGTGGATTTAAGCCACTCGCTGGGGAAGACGTAGAAGTCGATACAACACGTAACATCAAAAAATTAGGTAAGACTGAAAAAGTTTACACCCAGCAAGAAAAGCAAAGTTTCTATTCCCAACTTAAATATTACCAAAACGTCAGAGCGGTTGAAGGCAAGCCGATTAGTGACGGGTGGGTAGGTCACACATTTAAAGAAAAGTTCGGTGTATTCCCCTATGGGCTACACAGCACTCCTCAAGAGATTACACCAGAGGTCAGTAATTTCATTAAACATAAGCGGATCCGTTTCGTAAAGGGTCAGCAAAAAGCAAAAGAGCAGTTCGCTCGTATTAAAGGTCAGTTAAAAAATAACACACCACAGCAAGGAGCATTACTTTGAATACAATTGAAGCCGCAAAAGGACAATGGGCAAAAATCTTTGCGCACTACGGGCTACCCCCTATAACTGGGCGCAAACACTTTAAAGGCAAGTGTCCATTATGTGAGAGAAAAGGCAAGTTTCGTATTGATGATAAAAATGGGCTAGGCACATGGATTTGCACCTGTGATTCGGGAACAGGTTTTCAGTTGCTGGAAAAAACACAAGGTAAGAGTTTTAAAGTTCTGGCTGATGAAGTGGATATGCTTCTTGGTAATCACCGAGAAAATATAGCACCTAAACCACAAGCTAAAGATACCTCAATTGCAGGATTTAGGGATCGGGTCATTAAGTGCTATTCAAACCTAAAATTACTGAAAGACACCTCAGCGGCGAAATATCTACAAAATCGCGGTATCTATGAGCTGCCGATCGAACAGGTTAAATTTTGTGATAAGCAACCCGTAAAACATAACCCTAAAAGCTTTCAAGCGATATGGGCGCTGGCAACAGACTCAAAAGGGCAACTTTGTTACCTGCATAGGACGTATTTAGAAGGCGATAAAAAAGCGCGTCTATCTCTGGTCAAACGAACAGATTCGTTGCAGGAAGATAACTACTTAGTACATGCAAATTCAGTCGCTATTCGTATGTTCCCCGTAGCTTCAACGTTGGGAATTGCTGAAGGGATCGAAACCGCACTCTCCTGTAAGCAAATCTATGGCGTCAATACTTGGTCAACAATGAATGCGGGCCATATGGCGAAGTTTGTTGCACCAAAGGGTGTTAAGCACCTGATTGTTTTCGCTGATAACGATTGGAGCGCAACGGGTGAGGCGGCAGCTTATGAATGCGCCAGAAAAAACCTAGTAGCCAACAATGATATAGAAAAAGTAAGCGTGAGATGGCCTGACCTAAACGATTTTAATGATTTGCTCATTCAAGGTTGTGAGGCAAGGGAACGTGTTTTTATTCGGAAACAGAGAGAGGCGGCTTAATGAAACTCGAAAATGCACTGAAAAACTTTCACCCTAAGTCACCTACGTTTGGTAACGTAGCAGGTTGTACTTCCCCTGACCGAATAACGGGAACGGATATCATGGCAGCTATGGGGATGACTGAATCACAAGCTAAGTTTGGTATGACGGCTTTTCTGGCTAAAAATGACGTCAGCGAAGAAGATAAATTTTCGACCGTGGAAGCCTTGACGCAATATGCGCTAAAAGTAGCCCCTAAATTAGTTCGAAAGGCGGCAGGTAAAAAATTAGGTTATTGCTTAATTATTCTGGCCAAGATGGCATTTGAAGATTATGCACGTTCAGCAGGTTCAGTTTTTCCATGTTCAGCATGTAGCGGTAAAGGCCTTATTTATAAGCGCAAGGACGTCATTAAACATCCTGGTATAACTAGACTAGACGGAACAGTGGTTATTGAGCCGTGGACTAAAAATGAAGAAGTGGGTGAATTGTGCCAAGAGTGTAACGGTAAGGGGCAACTAGCACACCGTTGCCGCTGTAAAGGACGGGGTAAGGTATTAGATGACATTCAAACTAAGCTGCAGGGCGCGCCTGTATTTAAAGATTGTCCTCGTTGTGCGGGTAAGGGGTTCAATCGGGTGCCGTCGTCTGTGGCATATAATGCGATAAAACACTTAGTGCCTGATTTAACCCAATCGTCATGGTCACGAAATTGGAAGCCATTTTATGAAAAGTTAGCTAGTAAATGTTTTATTGAAGAAAGTGCGGCAGAACTGGCATTTAGCAGGGTAATAAAATAATGTGTTTTATTTGATTTTTGCATAGAATTGGCTTATTATCTTCTAATAATGGACATTCTATACCTAGTCGCATTAAACCAATTCAAGGCCTCGCAATCGCGGGGCTTTCTTCTTTTAAGGATTAGCTCTTATTATGAGCAAAATATTTAATGTCATTATCGCGTTGTTTTTATTGGGGGCTGGCTTTGTGCTAGGACTCACTCTTTCCTATAAAGATGATGTAAATGTTATTGAGAGAACCAAACGCACAGTGCTTGGATACTTGAACAGCCCTAAATTGGAGTCATTTAAAGATGTGGGATACCATTTCGATAAAATATCTCATAATGGTGGAGAGGTTGGTTATGTTTGTGGTTATGTATCTAGGCACTACGACTTTGTTAGTGAAGTTGAATTTAAACGCTTTGTGGTTAAAACCTACATAAAGCCTGATGGGGAAATTAATATATCAATACCAGCGATAGATGGCGTTGGGGAAGTTTTTGATAAATCGCAAATTGACAAACTGTGGAATAGTTATTGTATATCACCCACCCTCAGCAATTAAAAAAAACCACCTACAGCAAGAGGTGGCGGTATACATACCATTGGGAAAAACCAGAAAAAAAGCTCTCTAAATGTTTGCAGATTAATTTATATCACTAACTTTACTTAAGGTAAATATCCAAAAATAATTCCGTTCACATAATGAAAACTCTATTTGCTAGCTTCTATCTTGCACATAGCGGCATTAAAGCGAATAGGGTTTTCATTGTGGAGAATGCCAAGGCTGATTGGCTAACTCGCATGGGTTAACTGTACTTATCAGGATAGAAGCTCACACGCCATGGGGAGCCTGAATGCATACACTCTCAGCGTATGCCTCCACAACACCATTTCGAACAACAAAATATTCCAAAAATTATTCCAAGGGCTGCGCATTGCGTGGCCTTTTCTATTTAAGAGGTCACCAAATGAAAACAATCCAAGTTACGGTGACGCAGCTTAATAGCTCCGTCTCTTTTGAAGTGCATCAAGGTGGTAACTTGCTTATAAAAGACACTCTCTATGGTAAGTCAAACGCTGAATTTCATAAAAAATATAATGTAAACTGCACCTCTGACGAGCTCTTGATTACCACTACCCATAGAGATAGTGAAGACGTGAAAATTTCAGTTAAAGCTATTGGCTAATCAACAATAAATACAATAATCTATCTCTGGGTACCCAACAAAAGGAGATAGAAATGTTTGTAGATAGTGATTTAGCACCAGATCCAGATAACAAAGGATGGGTTTTGGGCTGGGGAGTGGTCAGGTATGCACCATGGCATTTAAGTGGTGTTTATGCAACTGAAGAACAGGCTAACCAACAAGTTGAGTTATTAGGTGCGGACTATGAGGTGCATTATGGATCTCATAAACTACAGAGCGATGATTTTATTTGGAGTATTGCTTACTAGATAGAATGCTAAAATAGCTTAATTTAAAAATATCAGGTCACTTCGGTGGCCTTTTTATTGTCTAAATATCAACTGAATTCATTAACCCACACTAGCTTCTGTAGCTGGTGGATTTTCTATTACCTACGCACTAAGGAACGTAACTATGTATGCACTTAAATTAATGACAGAACGTGAAGGCCGTAAAGTTGAAGAGTCACATTATTTGGGAAAAATGTACCGACTGGAGTTTTATCCAGTAGTCGATAATCCCGATATAGTTGCTCGACTGGAATACACAACAAAAGACGGTGTTCCTGCATTTGATATCAAACGAACAGATCATGCCTACATTACGACGGTAACTGGCGATACGGTTCGAGTTATCTGCAGAGGTAAAACACCTTCTCATTAACTGTTAAGAGAACAAATAATTTATGAGCACATCAATAGGGATAACCCTCGGTGCTGCTGGCGGTGGCGCGATGGGCGGTTTCCTTATTGGTGCCGACTATGGTGTTGTGCTAGGGGCAGTTATTGGCGCTTCAGTTTCCGTCATTGCATCTAAAGATAATAACCGGCGAAAGATACTTCATTTTATTTTGGCACTAGGTGCAGGGATCCTCATAGCTAAAGAGGCTTCTGAATTTATCGCTCAAGTCTGGTCATGGGAAATTAGCCCTAAGATAACAGCCATTATTATTTCGGCATTATTAATCCCCGTTCTAGTGCTTGCTGCAAACAAAGACAACCTTAGAAAGCTGTTTAGTCGTATTGCAGCATCAATAGACCGAAACTTCAGCAGTATCGTACAAGCCATTAAAGATTGGCGAAATAAAGGAGGTAACTGATGGACACCTTCTTAACGATTTTTACGGATATAGCCCGCTGGATAGATACTCACCCACTAGGGACTGCTGATATTTTGTTTAAGTCCGCCTCAGCAATCACGGTGTTTTTATGCCGTTATGCTAAGCGTCGAGATTCGATTATTGGTACCGTCTTATTTGTTTGTTGGGTTTATCAAATTTATCAAACGGCGTCGGGTGAGCGTATAGCGGCCTCATCAGATGTACTGTTTAGTGGTGTATTTTTTGTCGTCATATTCGCCGTTGGCGGAAATATCATGTCGGTTGTCGTTTTCAGTAAATTAATCGCTCGAATCAAATCAATCTGGCTACTAATTAAGCGGACTTTTACTTTTATGGTGAAGAAATGAGTAACCAACAACGAAAAATAGCACGCGGTGAACGCAACAATAATCCGGGCAACATTGATTATAACCCCTCTAACAAATGGCAGGGGCAATTACCTCACGACCCAAGCATTGAGTCTCGCTTCTGTCGGTTTCAATCTGCTGAGTATGGTATTCGAGCTATCTATAAGTTACTGCAAACTTACCAGCGTAAATATGGGCTGAATTCTGTAGCAGCAATTATTAACAAATATGCGCCACCGATTGAGAATAATACAACTGGTTATATTCGAAGGGCTGCTGATGATATCGGTGTAGCCGTTCTGGATAAAATCGATACTAGCAATAAAAAGACAGGCATTGCATTAGCAAAAGCCATTGTCAGCGTTGAACTAGGCTATCAACCCTATGATGAGGCTATTTTCGAAAAAGCGTGGAGCTTGCTGTGAACTGGAAAATGATAGCTATAGCGTTAGTCGGTGTTATTGCTCTTGGTGGGCTGCTTAATTGGGAAGTTAGTAAAAATCAAAAGCTAACAACCTCATTAAATGAGTCAAATAGTAAAATTGAGCAACTAACTGATGAGTTATCTGAGCAAAAAGAAATTAACGCAGACTACGAAAAGCGCATTAACTCCCTTCACGAACTCGACACCAAACACACAACGGAACTCACAAATGCAAAAGCTGAAATTGACCGGTTGCGTATTGATGTTAGCAATGGCGCTAAGCGCGTGTACGTCAACGCCAAATGTCCAAAAACCGAAGCGAATCCCTCCGAAAGCGGAAGCAATGAAAGCTCCGCACGACTTAGTGAAGCAACTGAACAAGATTATTGGCGTCTCAGAGAAATGATGGCTGAGAGCGAAAAGCAGACCCTGTATCTGCAGGACTATATCAGAACGGAGTGCTTGCACTAATCCCAACCTATAATAGTTTGTAAAAAGAAAACAAAATTCAAGGAGGAGATGATCGCTAATAAGCCAATAAAAAAACGGATGAACCCTTCTAATTCTGTCCATAACGAACTGCATTTAATTGCAATAAATATACTAAGTATAAAGGCCAGAAGAACGATAATGATAGACGTCTGATTAAACATTTTTATTTAAAGGTTTAGTTGGTTTTATGATAAAAACCATTGTCAATTAAATGAATGAAAATAAAAAAAAGCCCAGCAAAGGCAGGGCTGAACACCGCATTGCTGTGTGTGATTACTGCGGTGATATACATCTCATTTTTTTAATAGGCGCGGATTATAATGAATCAAGGTTAAATAAATCAAAGTATTGTTAATTAAAGGTAAAAATTGCTTATGATTTGGTCAGCAAGCCACACAGTAATGTAATTATTGTTTTTAGATATTTCAGGCTAAGGAAACACTATGTTTAAACACGAATTAGGTTAGGTTGTACAAGTCACCATCAGTGGTGAAGAGGGTCATATTAAAGGCCGTGCAGAATATCAAAATGATGCCAATCAGTATTATGTCCATTACCTATCTGCGGATGGTCGTGCTGTGAATGCATGGTTTGAAGAGGGCGAGCTTTCTCCTGCTGAGCTAAATTAAATTTTGCTTAATCTATGGGTTCAATTAAACTCACCATTATGTAATGACTGGAGAAAACATTAATTTTGGTGGATTAGGCAATGGATAAGCTTTTTATTTGGGAAGTAGGGGCTGTGTTGAGCTTCTTCCTGCTGATGGTTTACTTCCGGTTTCATCAGCGAGTTGACAAGATACCATTGATTTGGTCTATGTTTTTTTCACTGATTTGGCCTATAACAGTGATAGTTATCCTTTCAATTTGGTCTGTGAATGGCTTGTCGAAAATCTATCATGTCTACATGGATAAAAAGCATCGTAAAGAATGAATGTTTGTTAGTAATACACCTACAAACAGATAAAACCAAATCGAACATATAAACAGCCATCAGCTAATCACTGGTGGCTTTTTCATTTATGGAGACAGCCATGTCAGATAAAAAAGAAATAGCCACCCTATCTATAAAGATATCAGTCGATAGCACTGACTTAGATAAGCTGGAAGCGCGGCTAAAGCGCATTGAAAGGCTGATGGTTAGCGTTGGGCTGAAGGAGCCAACAAGCGTAGGTTTTAGTGCTGATATGTTTATTTTTAAAAATGGTCAGGTGTTTATTGATGAAGCATTGATTCCAAGCGGAACAATTAAGAGCGCAAAAATAAAAGGCACAGCAACAGATGATGCCGCTGGAACGCTAGATAAGATAAATGAAGCATTTCACAACAGTGGTAATAAGGCATTTATCGCGGCATTGAATGAAGCTATCGATATAAATATACCTGTTAGTCATGGTGAATTTACAGAGTTCAAGCAACAGGTTGAGTCTGAGTTTAGTCAATTGCAAGCCTCTATCACGGCAATACAACAGACCATAGCTGATTCAGATAGAGCATTTGCAGCTTCTCTAGAACATCTTCGCGCTGATATTCAAGCGGCTAAGTCAGGATGGCAGTTGTGAAAAAGCCCAATGTCTACGGTGGTCGGTGGGCAAAGGTTAGGCTTAACTATCTTGCTAAGCATCCCTTATGCGTGATGTGCCAAGAGCAAGGTCGCATTACTGCAGCAACTGTGGTCGACCATATCACTCCACACCGACTGAAGGACGCGCTTGACTCAGGCAATGCCGAACAGATAGCCAAAGCCCAAAAGTTATTCTGGGATACCAACAACTACCAAAGCTTATGTGCATCACATCATAACTCTACCAAGCAACGTATGGAGAAGAGTGGTGTTGTCGTCGGTTGTAGTGAAGATGGTATACCGCTTGACCCTAATTCACATTGGAATAAATAACATAACTAATCAAAAGTTAGTGAAATTATCTAAGCTATTTAAGAATGGTCACTTTGTCGGCCATGCATTGAGTGTGGATGGACTGCTATTGAGTAACCAAACCTCGGTCATTCTACCACCCACCAATGGAACAACTAATTCGGTAGAGGTTACGGTCAAGCTTGCCTGCACTAATGATATGGTTACTGATGCGCCTGATATTCACTTGAAATAGTTTCAATCTGAAATCATAACGGTAGGGGCGGGGTAAAAGTTCAAAATCTTTGCCTTAAATTACCGACCGTCTACCTTCGAAATAACGCTAACCCGATTTTTTTCCTTTTTTTAAGAGGCACAAATGGTAGGAAAACGTAAGCGCTCTGACAGTGTGAGTGCTGAAATTCAAGCCATGAAAAATGCTGCCGCTGACACCATCGAACCGCCACGCCATGCAGGTTTGGAGAAAAAAGCGGAGCCATTTTGGCATGACAATATCCGCTCAAAAGCCCTTGATAGCTGGACACCTTCTGACCTGTTGGCAGCGGTAGAATTAGCAAATAATCAGCTGTATATCACCGTTTTACGGCGTGATTTACGCAAAGAAGAGCGAATTAGGGGCGAAGAGCGTAACGAAGCACTCATTAAGGATTTACGTAAACAGATAGTGGAGTTACAGCGCACCATCTTGGCACAACGCCGTGATTTACAAATCCATTCTCACGCCACCAACGGTGAAAGCCGTGACCAGCGCAACCGAAATAAAAACGATGCTGACGCTCGAAACACTCTGAACGATATTCAAGGTGATGATTTGTTGGCCGCTCCCATGCACTAAGGAGGAACCATGACACGAGGTGAACGTGTTATCGCGTTTATTGAACGTTACTGCATTGTTCCCGAAGGGGAGCTACTTGGGCAACCTATGCGATTGGATGACTTCCAAAAGCGATTTATTCTAGCGATTTACGATAACCCAAATCGGACTGATAAAGCCTATTTAAGTATCGCCCGTAAGAACGGGAAAACAGGGTTAATCGCGGGCATTTTATTGGCGCACTTGATTGGGCCAGAAGCGGTGCAAAATTCGCAAATTGTCAGTGGCGCCATGAGCCGTGAGCAAGCGGCAATCGTGTTTAATCTGGCGGTGAAGATGATCAACCTCAACCCTAAACTGCAAGAGATTGTTCATATCATCCCCAGCGGTAAACGGTTAGTGGGTAAGCCATGTAATGTGGAATACCGTGCATTATCGGCTGAAGGTAAGACTGCGCACGGACTATCCCCCGTATTGGCCATTCTTGATGAAGTCGGGCAGATAGTGGGGCCTCGCAGTGAATTTGTGGATGCAATAGTCACCTCGCAAGGGGCGCATAAAAACCCGTTGCTGATTGCGATCAGTACGCAAGCTGCGAACGATGCCGACTTGTTGAGCATCTGGTTAGATGACGCCAAAAACTCTAAAGATCCACACATTGTGTCTCATGTGTATGAGGCTGATAAAGATGCGGATGTGCTAGATCCCGAAGCGTGGAAAGCCGCTAACCCTGCACTGGGTAATTTCCGTTCACTGGATGATATGAAGCGGTTAGCTGAAATGGCATCACGAATGCCATCGAGTGAAAATACCTTTAGAAATCTGAATTTAAATCAGCGTGTTTCGACGGTATCACCGTTTATCTCGCGTTCAGTGTGGGAGTCTTGTCAGTCTCCTGTTCAGCCGATTGTGGGGAAATGTTATGCAGGGTTGGACTTGTCGGAATCGAAGGACTTAACCGCCTTAGTGGTGATTGGCCAGTCATCTGATGGTAAGTGGAACCTGCATCCGTTCTTTTGGACACCCAAACAGACACTATTAGATCGTGCAAAAACAGACCGTGTACCGTATGACGTGTGGGCGAAACAAGGCTTGCTCCGAACGACCCCCGGCTCGATGGTGGACTACGATTATGTGGTTAAAGATATTGCGCTGATCCTTGCTGATTTTGATATTGAGGTGATTGCCTTCGACCGTTGGCGTATCGAAATGTTCAAGAAGTCAGCGGAAAACATTGGCCTATCGCTCCCCCTTGTTGAGTTTGGTCAAGGGTACAAAGACATGGCACCCGCACTTGATAAACTTGAACAGATGCTACTGAACAAGCAAATCAGGCATGGCAATCATCCCGTCATGAATATGTGTGCAGCAAACGCCATTACCGTAAAGGATGCAGCCTCAAACCGTAAGCTGACCAAAGAGAAATCCACGGGGCGTATGGACGGCATGGTTGCATTCGCGATGGCGGTCGGGGCTTCAAATGGTGTCGAAGTTGAGCGTGGGGATATTGATGGCTTTTTTGATGATCCAATTATGGTAGGGTTCTAATGGCCAGACGAAAATCACAACGCAAGGCTCGGCAGCTACAAGCTAGCCAGCAAAAAACTCCGGCAGGGATTGAGACTCAAGACTTGCTGAAGGCACTGGGCGGATTAAGCAGTAGTGGAAAATCGGTATCAACAGATAAGGCGCTACAGCTTTCCGCTGTCTGGTCATGTATTCGTTTGTTGAGCGAATCCATTTCAACGCTACCCTTAAAGATTTACCAGTACCAGGCTGACGGCTCTCGGGTGATAGCGAAAGATCATCCCGCCTATCGTGTATTGTGTCGACGCCCTAATGCTGAAATGACGCCCTCACGATTTATGTTGATGGTGGTTGCCAGTATTTGTTTGCAAGGAAACGCTTATGTTGAAAAGCAGTATATCGGCTCAAAGTTAGTTTCCCTGCAGCCGTTATTGCCACAATCAGTGACAGTAAAACGGCTCGATAATGGGCTATTGGACTATCAATACGCTGGGCAAGGCGGTAAAAATCGACCAATCCCCGTTAAAAATATGATGCATATTCGGGGGTTTGGGTTAGACGGTATAGTCGGGCTGACACCTATTCAAATGGGACGTAATATTTTAGGCTCGGCGATTGCTACCGATGAAACCGCCGCTAAGATTTTCCGCAATGGCTTGCTGGCATCAGGCTTCTTATCCTCAAAAACAGCGCTGACAAAAGAGCAACGTGAAAAGCTGCGCGGCTACTTGAATGCGTTCATCAGTTCTGAAAATGCGGGCAAGTTGATGATCTTGGAAAATGACCTGAGTTATAACGGCATTTCCATGAACCCCGAAGATGCGCAGTTGTTACAAAGCCGATCATGGAGTATTGAGGAAATTTGCCGCTGGTTTCGTGTGCCGCCCTTTATGGTGGGGCATGCGGATAAACAGAGCAGCTGGGCGTCGAGTGTAGAAGGCATGAATATGCAGTTTCTAACTAATACGCTGCGCCCACTTTTGGTCAATATTGAGCAAGAAATTAGCCGCTGCCTACTCGACAGTGATGATGAATATTATGCGGAGTTTTCTGTTGAAGGTTTATTGCGTGCCGACAGTGCGGGACGTTCAGCTTATTACACTACTGCCCTACAAAATGGCTGGATGAGCCGCAACGATGTGAGGCGACTTGAGAACCTGCCACCAATTGACGGTGGCGATATTTATACCGTTCAACTTAACCTAACGCCGATTGACCAACTCGGGAAAGATAGTGCGGGAAATGAAGCCGAGAAGCTAAAAGCGCAGCTAACTAACTGGTTATTCCCAGAAAGTAACCCACCGACCCAACCTAACAAACCTCATTCCGAGGAGTAAATTGAATGAAAAAAAGTCATTTGCCAGTTGCGCTGGAGGATCGCCCTTGCGCATCGATTAGCTATGAACTCAAGCCTAAAGCGCTAGATAAGTGGAATAGTGGTATTCGTGCAGCCAGTTCTGACAACACCATTTCGGTATTAGACGTGATTGGTGAAGATTATTGGGGCGAAGGCGTCACCGCCAAGCGTATATCTGCCGCACTTCGCGCTATTGGGAGCAATGATGTTGTTGTCAATATTAATAGCCCGGGTGGGGACATGTTTGAAGGGTTGGCCATTTATAACTTACTTCGTGCGCACAGCGGCAAAGTCACCGTTAACGTTTTAGGTATTGCGGCTTCAGCGGCCTCCATTATTGCGATGGCAGGTGATGAAATACAAATGGGCCGTGGTGCCTTTTTGATGATCCACAACTGCTGGGCTGTTGGTATTGGTAATCGCCATGATTTTGCCAAACTGGCAAATGACCTCGCTCCTTTTGATAAATCTATGGCGGATATCTATGTAGCGCGAAGCGGTCAATCCGATGAAACCGTTAGCCAGATGATGGATAACGAAACTTACATTGGTGCCAGTGATGCGATTGAAAAAGGCTTTGCGGATAGCTTGCTAGCGGTCGATGCTGTTGACGATGGTGACGAAAGCCCACAAGCTGCTATTCGTAAATTAGATGCATTATTAGCAAAATCGAAAACCCCGCGTTCTGAGCGTCGAAAACTCATTAGTGCTTTAACACGAAGTATGCCGAGCGCTACTTCAGATCCCGACGGTACGCCAAGCGCTACCCCCAATATTAACCCTGAATCCCTTTCGGAACTGGAGAAGGCGATCGATGCCTTCGCTAACCTATCAAAATAATTGGAGACATCATGTCTGAAGCAAATGAATTGTTAAAAAACCTGTCGGCTAAAATTGAAAAAGCGACCGGTGAGTTTAATGCGAAAGCCGAAGAAGCATTAAAAGAAGCCCAAAGAGTAGGGGGCTTAAGTGATGAAACGAAAGCCTCTGTCGATAAAATGATGATAGAGCTCAACGCACTACGTGAGTCTGAAAAAACACTGAAAGCTTCCTTAGGTGAGTTGGAGCAACATGTCGCTCAAATGCCGTTAGGTAACGCGGTTCAGGCTGCAAAAAGTATCGGTCAGCAAGTCATTTCAGCCGACGTGTTGAAAGATATTAATTCCAGCATTCAGGGCAGCAAGCGCATTTCGGTTCCCGTTCAGGCTGCGCTAACCTCTGTTGATGTGGCTGAGGGCGTTGTCGAGCCCCATCGCTTACCGGGGATTGATGTTGCACCAAAACAACGCTTGTTCATCCGTGATTTAATTGCACCCGGGAAAACTCAATCGCCCGCAATTTTCTGGGTACAACAAACAGGTTTTACTAACGCGGCTGCCGTGGTACCAGAAAATACCACCAAGCCGTACAGCAACATCCAGTTTGCAACAAAAATCACGCCAGTTACCACCATTGCACATATGTTCAAGGCCTCTAAGCAGATTTTAGATGACTTCGCACAACTGCAATCATTGGTTGACGCTGAAATGCGTTACGGCTTGAAGTTTGTCGAAGAGCAAGAAATTTTGTTCGGCGACGGCTCAGGCGCGCATTTGCACGGTATCATCCCGCAGGCGTCTAAGTTCAAGGCGGAGTTTGAAGTCGATAAACAAAACGGCATTGATGATTTGCGTTTGGCTATGCTGCAAGCACAGTTAGCGCGTTTCCCAGCAACGGGGCACGTTCTGCACTTCATCGACTGGGCGAAGATTGAACTGCTGAAAGATTCACTGGGCCGTTACATTCTGGCGAATCCGTCTGCATTAACAGGTCCAACGTTATGGGGTTTACCGATTGTTGTCACTGAAACTGGAGCATTCAAAGGTAAGTTCTTGACTGGGGCCTTCAATGCGGGTGCGCAGCTGTTTGACCGCGAAGAAACCAATGTGGTGATTTCTACCGAAAACGCCGACGACTTTGAGAAAAACATGATCTCTATTCGTTGTGAAGAGCGTCTGGCGTTAGCGTTAAAACGCCCAGAAGCTTTTGTTTATGGTGACTTCACAGCGCCTACCTCGGGCGAATAATCAATCTAGGCGGTCGATAAGGCCGCTTTTTCTTTTGGGGTGAAATATGAAACTCTTGATACTACGTGCGATTTACTTTGGTGGTAAAGTGGTCACGGAAGGTGACGAAATTGAAACACTGGAACTGCATGGGCGCGAGCTTATTCAAAAAGGCTATGCTTCTGAAGTAGTTATCAATCATGCTGCTGAACAGCAGGAACAGCAGGAACAGCAGGAACAGCAGGAACAGCAGGAAACAAAGCAAACTAAGGCTAAAAAGGAGAAATAATGCTTTCTCTTGAATTAGTTAAAGCGCATTGCAATATTGATTCTGATTTTACCGATGATGATAAGTTACTGATGATTTATACAGGCTCTGCGGTGAAGTATGTGGAGCACTATACGCGTAGAGCACTGTACGAAAACGAATCATCAGAAGGTTATCAGGACGATCCCGAGCCGTTGTTACTGAGTGATGATATCAAAAATGCCATGCTGTTACTGATTGGCCAATGGTATGAAAATCGCGAAAATGCTATTACCGGACAATCTTTTTCAACCCAACCTTTTGCCGTTACGGCTTTACTTCAGCCTTATCGTGTTTATGGGTTGTAAGGGGGATTTATGCAGGGGGGACGATTACGTCACAAGGTGACTTTCCAACGTAAGGAACTAGTTAAATTACCCTCAGGTGCTCGTGAAAATCAGTGGGTTGATATTGCTACGACACGCGCAGAAGTTAAACCTATCTCGGGTCGTGAGCTTCTTGCGTCAGGTGCCGAAATGTCAGAAATCACCGTACGTGTTTGGATGCGTTATCGATCTGATATCAACTCAACCTGCCGCATGGTTTTTAACGGGCTCAATTATGATATTCAGTCCGTTATTCCTGATGTGAAAAATACTCGGCTTGAATTGCTGTGTAAACAGGGGGTTAAGGCCGATGGATGATTTTAATATTGATTTTAGCGGCTTTCTTGATATTTCTAAAGATTTAGAACTACTTAGTAAAGCGGAAAGCACAAAAGTATTAAGACAGGCAACTTATGCCGGCGCTGCGGTATTACGTGAAGAGGTGAGAGCAAAAGCACCAAGGCGTACTGGAAAACTAGCCAGAAATATTATGGCCAGCAGCCAGCGCAGTCGCAAAAATGGCGAAGTTTCTGCGGGTGTTTATGTTCGGGGTAGTAATAAAGAGGGGACTAATAGCGATAATTCAATGAAAGCCAAAGACCCAAGAAACGTTTATTACTGGCGATTTTTGGAAGAAGGCACTTCAAAGATGCCACCCGTACCTTTTATCCGTCCTGCATTCGATAGCAAAGCCGATGAAGCCGCTAGTGCAGCAATCGAAAAACTGAATCAGGCGATTGATGGAGTGCTCAATAAATGACTGATGCCGACTTGCTCAAACTCTTAGATCCTGTATTGCCTGATAAGGTGTTTCCGCTCGTTGTTCCGCAAGATGTGCCCGCTATCAGTCCGCCATGGTTAATATTTTCATTCTATGAAGTTGACGAGGATGTGTTCGCTGGACAGGCTGAAACAATGACTAATATTCAAATTGATATTTATGCGAAAAGCCCTGATAAAGCTAGCGAAATACGGGATAAAGCATTTATGGCCATAAAGGTATTAGCACCTACAAATGTCTCCCGAAAATCGGATTATGAATCCGACACGGCTTTGTATCGTAAAACGTTAGAATTCCAAGTCTGGAATTAAATTTCAACTCACACCATCAGCCACCTACGGGTGGTTTTTTTATGTCTATAGGAAACTGATATGACGAGTAAACATGAAAAAACGCAAGGTACCAAAATCAGCGTTTCTAAATTGGCGGCAACAGATATTGCTGCAGTCGAAACAGATTCGTTGCCAATTGATTGCACAACGAAGGAAATTAGCTTCACGGGTGGTCAAAAAGCGGATATTGATGTCACAACATTCTGCTCAAATGAACAGGAAAATATAAACGGTCTCGCAGCTCCAGCGGAGGTCACTATTGGGGGCAACTTTGCAGTTGATGAAGGTCAAGATGTATTGCGTCAGGCTTATGATAGTGATGCGGTCCATGCCTTTAAAGTTGTATTTCCTTCTGGTGCAGGTTTCGCGTTCCTTGCTGAAGTTCGCCAAAACAGCTGGTCAGCGGCTACAAACGGTGTTGTGAGTGCATCATTTACTCTTCGTCTGAAAGGCAAGCCAACGCCATTAGTGAAAGGAAAAGTAGCGGCTCCAGCAACGCAATCACTACCAACAGGAGGCGGTAAGTAATGGCTAAAGCTAAAAAGTTTAATTTGCGTGATCTGGCGCTCAGCCCCAAAAATGCCTACCGTTCAAAAAAAGTAGAAGTTCCTGAATGGGAGGGATCAATTGTTATCTTACGAGAGCCATCTTCCGAAGCTTGGTTGAAGTGGCGCGAGTTAATGAGTCCCGACACCGACGGTGAAGATAGCAAATCAGAAGTAGAATTGGCTAATCGAAATCTACAAGCGGATGTAGTTATGTTTTCAGATATTCTTTTAGACGAAGATAGGCAACGAGTATTTGAAAATGAAGATATTGAAGTCTTAATGGGTATTTATGGTCCTGTTCACGCTCGCCTACTTAAGCAGGCGCTTGATTTAATTATTTCACCTGATGAAGCCCAAAAAAAGTAACATCCCCTGATACCTTTTTTCTTATGACACTGGCGCTCCGAATGGGGCGTACAGTGAATGAGTTAATTGGTAGCATGAGCGCTAGTGAGTTAACAATGTGGATGGCCTTTGATCGTGTCAGCCCAATCGGAGATGTTCGAGGGGACATACAAACTGCACAGATTGTTTCTTCATTGTATGGGGCTCAGGGCGCAAAGGTAAGCTTGAAAGATGCCCTTTTGCGCTGGGGGGAGGAGAGTGAAAGCAATGATATGAGTAGTTTAGAGGTTTTTTTACTATCAATTTCTTGATTAATTTTAATTTACTGCAGTATACAACTGGTTGTTTTCACACTCGTAAGGCAATATGTCAGCTTAAGTTCATCTAATGAGAGTGATGTTATGGGTAAAGTGAAAGCAATATGGTTAATAGCAATCATCCTACTAGTTGGTTGTGGCCCGTCAGAGAAGGAGAATGTGGTGTATGGTGAGGATTTAGTTAAAAGTACGCTAAAAGATCCTTACAGCGCTAAATTCGAGTCATTCTTTGTTCCATCTGGAAATAATATGTCAGAAGGACATGTTTGCGGAACTGTAAATTCAAAGAATTCATATGGGGCTTATGTTGGAAAAAAACGATTTGTAGTCTACCTCAAGGTTGAAGGTGGGGAGTTAAAACAAAACAGCCCAGTTAAAATTCTTCAAGATGATGATGCAGAGGGCATTTATAACTGGTCGTTAGTTTGTAATAAATAAAGGCTATAGTGGCCTTTAGGGGTCGAAATGGCAAAATTACGTGAATTAATCATTAAAATATCTGCAAATTCATCTTCATTTCAGGCTGAAATAGCTAGAGCTTCACGGATGGGGGAGAATTATTATCGTACGATCGAGCAGGGAGGAAGGAAAGCAGCTGCAGCATCTAGAGATACGAAACGTGCGATTAGTGAGCTAAATAATGAATTATCTTCAATAAAGAACTCTGTTTCAGGCGTTATGGGTGCTATGGCAAGCGCATTTGCCACTCAGCAATTAATTAATTACGCTGATGCTTGGAGTCAGTTAAATGGCCGCCTAAAGCTAGCTTCTATCTCTACGGAAGATTTTAGTCGTGCTCAAAAAGAATTGATGTCGCTAAGCCAACGTACAGGCACATCGCTAGCTGCAAATACAAATCTATATGCACGAATTGCCCAATCAATGCGCGATGCTGGCTATGCGTCTGTAGACGTAGCAAAGGTAACGGAAACAATAGCTACCTCACTAATTTTGTCTGGAGCAAGTGCGGCAGAGGCCAGTTCAGTAACGACTCAACTTAGTCAAGCATTAGCTTCTGGTGTGTTACGTGGTGAGGAATTTAACTCCGTTATGGAGAACGGTGGTCGTTTGGCCAGATTGCTTGCACAGGGAATGGGGACCACAATTGGGGGCTTGCGAGACATGGCGCAGAGTGGTCAGTTGACCACTGACAAGATTGTACCAATTCTGACGAATACAGAGCAATTACGTAAAGAGTTTGAGCAGCTACCACAGACTGTCAGCATGGCCTCACAAAGGGTAGAAAATGCATTTATGGCATGGGCTGGAGGAGCTAACGAAGCATCAGGAGCGACTAATTCATTAACTGGGGCATTGAATGGTATCGCGGGTAATATTGACAATATTGCTACTGTTGCCGGTATTCTGGTAGGGGTTGGTTTAGCTCGGCATTTTGGAGGCCTTACGGCAAGCATTGTAAAGTCAACGATTGGTATAGCTAATGCTACAAAAAGTGAAGTTGCTCTTGCCCAAGCTCAGGTTCGCGGAACTCAAATAGGAGTTGCTAGGGCTAGGGCTGCTGAATATCGAGCACAAAGAGCACTGGCGGCAGCTCGGGGGACAGACGCTCAGGCTGCTGCAGAGAAAAGACTTGCAGCCACCCAAGCGAATGTTGCCAGAAATGTAAACGCGCGTAACATTGCCCAAAATAATTTAAATAATGTAACTTCGGTAGGATCAAAGTTGCTCGGTGGGGCTCTCGGCTTAGTTGGTGGCATTCCCGGATTGCTAGCGCTCGGAGCTGGTGCTTGGTACACAATGTATCAGAAACAGGAGCAGGCAAGACTATCAGCATTAGAGTATGCAAATACGATAGATCAGGTCAGAGAAAATTTAAGTAAAATGACCCTTCCTGAAACAGCGGATAATTTTGGAAAGACTAAAGAGTCATTAGCAGCACAGAATCGCTTGATTGATACTCAGCGCCAGAAAATAAGCGAATTAAAGTCTGAAATTGCAGGGTATCAGAAAATACTAGCTTCACCAGGCCCTAGTATTAATGGTTATCTGATAAATCATTTAGTTAGTGAGGAAGATGCAATAAAATCGCTAGCTAACGCCCAATCCGAGCTATCGGTAGAACAAAATAGGCTTAATGATTTAAACAAAAAATCGGAAGAAATTCAGTCAACCCTGAAAGCAGTAGAAAGCCAACGTGACTTATTGATACGGCAACAATCGTTAGCGCAAGACAATATGCGTCACTCGTTAATCATGATTAATGTAGAGCAAACCGAATTTAACCGCATTATGTCTATGGGAAATCAGCTTTTAACTAATCGCCAATCTTTAGTGAAGAGCCCAATACGAATACCCGCTGCAACTCTCAGTGACAAACAGCAAGATTTTATAAAAAAATCAGAACGTGACCGAGAGTTATCCTCATTAACTGGTGAGGCAAAAGTCATTAGGCAGGCGGAGTTTGCTGCTGATGATATTGGATTACTAAATAAACCTGAATTTATTGATAGTAGACAGGAATACATTAATAACCAAGTTACAGCATTTCAAAATCAGGAAAAAATGAGCAAGGCACTTAAGGAAGGGAAAAGTGCACAAGGGGCGCTAAGTAAGGAGCAAAACGAAGCTAGTCGTACCGCGGAGCGCTACAAAGATAAAATGGCAGACCTCAGTGTTGCTACAGAGGTTCAGCGTATTCGAGCTTTGCAGGGCGAAAAAGCTGCGGCGCTCTATGCTGCAGGTCATGAAACGGGTGCTAAATGGACGGATGAACAGCGAAAAGCAATACAAGCATCATCCGTTCAACTGGCGGAATGGACACAAAAAGCAGATGAAGCTGTCCGCAAACAGCGTGAAATGACCGATGCTTTAAAAGACCTTAAAGAGGCATCTAAGAAATACAATGACGATGCAGCTCTGGCACGAAGCTCTGTCGGCATGGGCGATCGCCGTCGAGGTCTTGAGGAAGAAAAACAGCAGGTTGAACGGGTATTTCGCAAAACAGACGGTGGTACCGAGGCGTTAAAAGCGCGGCAAGATGCACTTGATGCATTGAACCAGAAGTATAAAGAGGCGGTATTAGCGGAGGCGGATTGGCGTGCAGGGGTCACGGCAGGCCTTGAAAATTGGGTGGATGATGCGTCCAATTATGCAGGTCAGGCAGCAAGTGCAACTCAATCCGCTATGGGCGGCATGGTCGATAACATTTCTAATATGCTAATCGGTAACAAAGCTGATTGGAAAAGCTGGTCAGTAGATGTGCTGAAAAGCGTACAGAAAGTACTCACGAACATGGCCCTTGTTCAGTCAATGAAAGCGGCTGGTGGCTATTTCGGCGGTGGTTTCGGTAGCTTTATCAGCTCCATTGTGCCAAATGCCAAAGGCGGTGTTTATGATTCACCAGGCTTAAGCTCGTATAGCGGACAAATTGTTAGCTCTCCGACTTTGTTTGCTTTTGCTAAAGGTGCAGGCTTGATGGGGGAAGCGGGACCAGAAGCGATTATGCCACTGACTCGGGGTTCTGATGGTTCATTAGGTGTGCGTGTTCTTGGCTTAGAAAATGTTCAAAATGGGTCTACATCTATCACTTCCAATAATGCTATCAATATCGATGTTGGTGATATTAACCTGATTAGCGATGGAACCAAGGAGCAGCAACAGCCAGTGGGTGACGTGAGTGGCGCTAGGCAGCAACTCAAAAATGAAATTGTGAGCACTGTCAATGAACAGGCATCAAGAGAAGGCACGCCACTTTGGCTGTTAATTAACAGAAGAAGGTGATCTGTATGATTGAAACGTTCACATGGTGCCCTCGTGTTAACGCCCAAATTGATACGACATTCAGAACTAAAAAAGCACAGTTCGGGGATGGGTATACACAAACGGCAGGCGATGGGATTAATCCACGTTCCGATATGCCATCATTTGAGTTCGTAGGCGAAGAGGCAATGATCAAGCAGATTGTTGCCTTTTTTGATCGTCACGAAGGACACAAGGCATTTATCTTCACTCCGCCATTACGCGAAAAGGGTTTATTCCGTTGTGAGGCATACAAAACATCGGCATTAGGTGCGGGTGTTTATTCTGTATCAGCAACATTTATTGAGGCTTTCAGTACATGAATATTACATCTGACGTTCAAAAGCTCGAAGCGGGTAATAAAATTCAACTCATTGAAGTTGATGCTAGCGAGTTCGACGGACCTGTATTGCGCTTTCATGGCTATAACCTACGACATACCCCGACTGAAATTGAATCGACTGAGGATGAATTAAAACCCAAGTCGATTTGGTGGCAGGGCAATGAATATGGCGCATGGCCATACAAAATAGAGGGTATGGCTAAAAGTGGCGATGGGGCTCAGTCAAGACCTAAATTGCAGGTCTCAAATGTGGATAGTGTTATTTCGTCATTGTGCTTACAGTTTGATGATATGGCAAAAGCGAAAGTCACTGTTTATGAGACATTCAGCCATTATCTTGATGCAAAAAATTTCACTGAAGGCAATCCAACCGCTAACCCGAGTGAATTTTTCTCTCAAGTTTATTACATCGACCAAAAGACAAGCGAAGTGGCTGGCGAAGCGATTGAGTTTGAGCTATCTAGCCCGTTTGATTTACAGGGAATTATGATACCCGTTCGCCAGATACATAATCTGTGTTATTGGTGTATGAAGGGGGATTACCGTAGTGGTAATGGGTGTTCCTATTCGGGTAATAAATACTTCAATGAACGAGGGGAGCCTGTCGACGATCCATCACTAGATAAATGCGGTGGGCTAATCAGTGATTGTAAAAAACGTTTTGGTGAAAATGAGCCTTTAGATTTTGGAGGGTTCCCTGCAGCAGGATTAATACGATGATCACAAAGAAATTAACCGAGGCGATATTTCAGCATGTTAAGTTGGAATATCCCAAAGAGGCCTGTGGTGTTATCTGCCAAAAAAGCCGAGTCAAAAAATACTTCCCTTGCAGTAACCTTTCCGATAATCCCACAGAACACTTTGAACTTTCCCCTGACGATTATGCGAACGCTGAAGATTGGGGGGATCCTATTGCGATTGTGCACAGTCATTGTGGTGATGGTGTGACGACTCAACCCTCTGAAATCGATAAGCTACAGTGTGATGCCATGGGGTTACCGTGGATTATCGCATCATGGCCAGAAGGTGATATTCGACTCATTCAGCCTCGAGCAGAGCGAGAATTAGAAGGGCGTCCCTTTGTGCTTGGGCATGCGGATTGTTGGTCCTTAATTATGGACTACTACCGACAAAAATACGGTATTGAGCTGCATAACTACAGTGTCGATAGGCACTGGTGGGAAGAGGGCGAAAATTTGTATATAGACAATTACCTGAAGGCGGGTTTTGTCGACTTTACTGGTGAGCCTAAAGAGGGTGACATGGTGATTATGCAAGTGCAAGCCGATGTTCCCAACCATGCGGGGGTAATAGCCGACGGTATGTTACTTCATCATCTATATGGACAACTGAGCCGACTTGTTCCCTACAGCGACTATTGGCGGGATCGGACGGTTAAAGTGGTTCGGAGGAAAGAGTTAGTATGACTGAACTTAAAACGATACGTCTTTATGGTCAACTCGGTACCCTGTTTGGGCGAGAGCATAAACTAGCGATTGATTCCCCTCGTGAAGCCATAAAGGCATTATCAGTACTTTATGATGGATTTGAGCAATTTCTTGCGAATGCACATCTTAAAGGGCTGGAATTTGCCGTATTTAAAGGTAAGCGCAATATTGCTGAGGATGAGCTGCATCTTGATACCTGCGAAGATATTCGCATCGCACCGGTGATTAAAGGTAGCAAGCGAGGTGGATTTTTTCAGACCATGTTAGGTGTGGCAATGATAGGTGCAGCCATGCTTATTGGTCCTTCAGGCTGGGCTGCATTCGGCACATGGGGCACGTGGGGTGGAGGTTTAGCGCTGGGTGGTGCCGCAGTCGCTTTGGGTGGCGTTATTCAAATGCTGTCACCTCAACCTCCTGGTCTTTCCATGCGGCAAGATGCAGATAATAAACCTTCTTATGCATTCGGTGGGGCAGTGAATACCACCGCACAAGGCAACCCGGTACCGTTATTTTATGGGCTAGACCGAAGAGAAATTGGCGGAGCCATTATCTCAGCAGGGATATACACCGAAGATCAGCAATAAACTACATCAACTATCTATTTTCTATAGCGGCTTAATTGCCGCTTTTTTATGGGTGAAATATGAGAATTCAAGGCGCTAAAGGTGGTAGTTCCAAACCTCGGACACCCGTAGAGCAAAAAGACAGTCTGCTATCAGAATCTACTGCAAAAATATTGTTGGCGTTATCGGAGGGTGAAATTGCAGGTGGGATTGATGATACACGCATTTTTCTTGATGACACGCCGATAGCGAATGCGGATGGCTCTAAAAATTTTGAAGGTGTGACATGGGAGTTTCGCACTGGCACTGAACACCAAGAATATATTCAAGGTATCCCTTCAGTTGATAATGAGTTTAATGTCGGGATGGAGCTTAAAGATGACCAACCGTACGTTAGAACTATCAATAACTTGCAGTTGTCAGCACTTCGTATTCGCTTGGCTGTTCCTCAATTTATGCGGCAGCATGATAATGGTGACACAACTGGGTACCGTGTTGATTATGTGACAGAGCTTTCTACGGATGGTGCAGGGTATAAAGAGGCCGTTAAATCAGCCTTTGATGGAAAAACGACAAGCGAATATCAACGCACTCATCGCATTGATTTACCCAAAGCAAATACAGGTTGGCAAGTTCGCGTTCGTCGGTTAACGAAAAACCAGAATAATACACGTATTGCGGATCGAATTAATGTTGCTGCAATTGCTGAGGTCATTGATGCGAAATTGCGGTACCCAAACACGGCGCTATTATTTATCACTTTTAATGCCCGTCAATTTAATAACCGTATTCCTAAAATCAGTGTGCGTCCTAAAGGGGGAATACTGGTCAAGGTGCCAACGAATTACGACCCCATTAATCGGACCTATTCAGGGGTATGGGATGGCACCTTTAAATTAGCCGCAACAAATAACCCAGCATGGGTGTTTTATGACTTAGTTTTAAACAACCGTTACGGCTGCGGTGACCGCATTAAAGCTTCACAAGTTGAAAAGTGGGACTTATATAAAATCGCACAGTATTGTGATGAATTAGTGCCAGATGGGCGTGGCGGGGATGGCAAAGAGCCTCGTTTCTTGTGTGATGTGTATATTCAATCGCAAGAATCAGCCTATCAAGTATTACGCGATATTGCGGCTATTTTCCGTGGCATGACGTTCTGGGCGGACAATAAAGTGAATGCTATCGCTGATATGCCAGCGACTATCTTCCGTACATTCACCAATGCGAATATCGTCGGTGGTAAGCCGTCATATTCGGGTGGCAGTATTCAGAATCGCTATACTCAGGCCTTGGTTTCTTTTACGAATATCGATAACCACAGCAATGATGATGTAGAGCCTATTGCAGACTTAAAGCTTCAGCGGCGCTATGGTGTTCGAAAATTGGAGTTATCGGCAATCGGGTGTACTCGTCGAACTGAAGCCAATCGCCGTGGTCGCTGGGCGTTATTAACCAATGCCAATGACCGCATGATTTCCTTTGCGACAGGGTTAGAGGGAGCAATACCTTCTCCTGGTCATATTATCGCTGTTGCTGATTCATCACTTGCAGGGCGTAATACGGGTGGTCGTATTTCATCAGTCGAAGGCCGTAAAATTACTCTCGATAGAACGACATCGATTAAAGCAGGTGACCGTTTAATTGTGAATTTACCGAACGGGGGATCTGAGGGGCGCACGGTCACGACGGTGAATAAAAAGGTGGTGACGGTTTCTGTTGAATATTCGCAGGTGCCACAAAAAGAAGCCGTTTGGGTCGTGGATTCTGACGACTTAGCCGTTCAACTGTATCGAGTGATTAATATCAGTGACAATGCTGACAATACTTACACTATTAACGGTACCATTCATAACCCTGACAATTATGACCACATTGATTCAGGGGCGCGTATTGATGAACGGCCAATTACGGTTATTCCTCCTAATGTGCAGCCAGCACCTAAAAACGTGCGTATTTCTTCATATTCTCAAGTAGACCAAGGTATTGCATTTACAACGCTGAGGGTCGATTGGGAAGCTGCTGAGAGTGCGATTGCGTATGAAGCCGAATGGCGTCGAGATAACGGTAACTGGATAAATGCCCCACGTACATCGACACTGGGCTTTGAAGTCAATGGCATTTATGCAGGGCGTTATCAGGTCCGCGTGCGTGCAATTAATGCGTCTGAAATTTCCAGTGTGTGGACCAGTGCGGAAGAAGCCCAACTCAACGGTAAAGAAGGTAATCCACCAGCGCCACTTAACTTGCGTGCAACATCAGAGGTTTGGGGCATTACATTGGACTGGGGCTTTGATGTAAATACCAGCGATTCTCTTAAAACAGAACTGCAGTATTCCCCCGAAAACACCGCTGATTCTATGCAGTTGCTGGCGGATGTGCCTTATCCACTTAAATCTTATCGCATGTCTGGCCTTAAAGCGGGTACGCGCTTCTACTTTCGTGCAAGACTGGTGGATAAAAGCGGGAATCAGTCAGAGTGGACAAGCCTTGTTTTAGGTGAGTCATCAACTGATGTTGAGGGTATTCTGGAAGCGGTTGGCGATAAATTTCTCAGCACTGAAGCGGGGCAAGAGCTACAAAAGCAAATCGACTTCAACAAGGATAACATTGAAGACTTAACGCTCGAACAACTCGAAATTAAGCATGACATTGTTGATATCGATAGCAAGACAATTGACTTAAATAACAAAGTTGTTCAAATCAATACCGATGTTGAGATTGTGAGTGAAGCAGTTATGCAGAACACACAATTCACAACGCAAGTTAGCTTTAAACTCAGTGAAGAAGTTGCGGATCGCAAAGCTGAAATATTCAGACTTGAGCAAGTTAGGGTGACAGATTTAGATGCTTTAGCGCGCTGGCAAGAAAATATCAGCGTTACAGTGGGCTCTAATACGTCATCAATACTTGAAGTTAAAGAAGCGCAAGCGACGTATGAAAAGGCCACAGCGCAGAAAATTGACCAAGTCAAAGCCGATGTTGATGGAGTAACAGGCCGTGTAACTGAGGTTGAAACCGCAACAGCAACACTAACAGAAGCGCAGGTGAAGTTTGAACGCAGCACAATTGCGCAGTTTGAAGAGCATAAGGGCTACATTACTAACATTGAGACAGCCGTCTCAAATATAGACTTCACTGTTTCAGAAGCATTGATGCAGTTGAGTGCGGCGCATAACTCATTGAATGATAAACAGCTTAAATCCGAAGCGAAAATCACGAAAAATGAAAAAGCGATTGCAACAGAGACAGAAGCTCGGGCAAAGATGGGCGTTCAGTTAGAAGCGCGTATTGCAGGTAATGAAAGCGGAATAACTGAAATCAAAGAAACTGTCGCGGAGCAGGGCAAAACCATTGCATCAACCACTGAGCAATTACGTGCTGAAATTAAAACGGGTGATGACAAGCTGCAGGAGGGGATTGATAGCCAAGGGCGTGAATTATCGAAAGTTAGCAGCAGCGTTGATGAGCAAAAAACAGCTATTGCGGATCTCAATAAAACACAAACTGAAATCAAACAAACTCAGCAAAGCAATTATGAGGACAATCAAGCCAGTATTGCCAATCTTCAGCAAACTATTGCTAACAGTGACAGTGCGAGCGCAGAAGCGGCAATGCAAACTGCTGTGCAAACTACACTGAATCACAATGAAAACTTGAAAGTTAAAGCGAGTGTCGAACGACAACAGAAAGTCATCACTAATCAGCAAGAGGCTCATGCTGAGCTTTCTGAGAAAGTCGATGCACAATATGCAGACAATCAAGCCACATTTGTTGATATTCGTAAGTCGCAAGCTGAGGATAAAAAAGCGGCTTCTGAGCACACGGAGCAAGTGCGCGCAGAACTTGGCAACGATATTGCTGAGAACAAAGGAGAGTTATCGAAAATCAACGCAGTCGTGACGGAACACTCTAAATCTATTGCGACACTGGAAGAAACGACAACCGAAATTCAGCAGTCACAACAAAGTCAGCATGAAGATACTCAAGCAAGTATCGACGCGCTGAAACAAACCACAGCGAGTAACAGCGAAGCAATAACACAAGCGAAAGAGGAGGCTAAATCCCACTTTGAAGATAACGATGCATCGATTGCGAATATTCAAAATACGCATGCTGATGCTGAATCGTCTTTAGCTGAAATGGCTATGCAATTGTCTGCTCAGCAAAATGTGCAAGGGACTGAGCTCCTTAAGGCTAGCGCGTCTATTACTGATGTCAGAAAAGTGGTTGCTGATAACAATCATGCGTTTGCACAGGATATCCAACGCCTAGATGCTCAATTTGGTGAAACTCATGCAGCGATTGAGAAAATGTCAAAAGTGGAAGTGGATCACCAAGGCAATGCATCTTCTATCATTTCATTTAAAGCTGCGGTTATGTACAACGGCCAATCGTATGATGCAGCCATGTTAGTTGGGGCTGGTGTTAAAAACGGTAAAGTGGTGACGCAAATTGGTTTCAGCGCGGATACATTCGGTATTTTCAATCCCTCCAGCGGCAAGTTGGAACCCGCATTTATAGTTGTTAACGGGCAAGTCGTTATTAATGAAGCGCTTATCAACAAAGCGGTTATAGGCAGTATTGTTGTCCAAACGGATATGCGCTCACCAGACTATGTTGCTGGCAAGCAGGGCTCAAGGATCGACATGGAAAAGAGTATTTTTGAATTTAATGGCGCACCAGGAGCTGACCGCGCGACAACTATAAATAATGAGGGCGTTTATTTAAAACGCGGAAATATTTATATCCTAGAACTGGGAGAATTCAAATGAGTGAAACGTTTGGATTAAAGATACGCAACCCAGACGGCAGTGAGTTTGTGTTTAATGAGCACACTGCCCCAGCGACAAACCTTTGGACTCGTTATGTGAAAAGAAGTGATGGACTATCGCCAGACGGAGGTTGGCTAACATACAAATGGAATTGTCCTAATGAGATTCCTGAAGGGTATGGGTTTCAGGTAGTTTCTTTAAGCGCTGCAGAGGTGACATTTACGCAAAGTGGTGATAGGCGCTATGTATCAGGGACAAAGGATAAAATAGCCTATAGCTCCAACGGTAGAAAAGTGACTGTAATGGGAATGATGGATTATGACTTAAACTATGTAAAAATTATCGCATTCCCAACCATTGAATCCCAGAAAATGGCAAATGGCTTTGGGCTAAAAGTGATGGGAAGTTCTATTTTTCTTGAAAACACACCGCCTCTTGGTTATGCCTACGCCACTCACAAGGCAAAGGTGTATATTACAGAAGGGTTTGATATTGGTAAGACATTCCCAGGACTAACGATTGAGAATGCGGTATTTTTCTTTTACACCGATGATAATAAATCTTTTATCCGCTTA